TTTGTGTGTGTTTTTAAAGTGAAGAGGTCCCTACATATGTATTGACCACCTCAATAAAAGTAACTTATATTAAAGAGAACTAAGTACAGGGTTATCCCGTCAGTGACTAGGGGTGCGCGTTAGCGTCCCGGTATGAACGGGTTTGTCTAAGTACATTAGATAAGAAAATTGCAAAATTTTCAGAAGATGAATTCTCCTGTGTGCCTCTGATTTGCCGATAAATCCCAATACACCTCTGCAGACTCCCGGAGAGTTCTCGATCCGGGCGTACCTCTTCTCCCACAGCTCTGAACCTTCTGATTGGTCTAAGATATTTCGTCATTGGGTTTCGGTACATCCAAGATATCCAATCATCAATGTCATTGCCGAACTGGCCTTCCCCAAACTCCGTCTCGCCGCGAATTATAGATGTGAATTTCCATGAGTCAAGTCCCCCTGTGGACTGTCTTGAGTAAAGAGAGGTCACACCTGAGACAAATTCCCGAAAATCCCTAACATAATCTCGCACGAACGGTAGCTGCTCCATGTCCACCCAGGTATCTTGCCGTCTCCAAGATGCGATCATCGGATAAGGAACTTCCTCCCCCACCGATGACCTGAAACGAGATAACCACAAGATGTCAATAGGATCAAGACCCATCCTTGCCTGCCTCTTAACCTGCTCACAAATCACAAACCTGTGCATACAATGATTTATATTGTGATGATTAAAGGGATTGTCTACGACCATAGATAACACAGCTGCTTCATAGGTATCGATCGAGTCATGAATTCCCTCTGGGAAGAGAAGCTTCTCAGAATTAATATGAGTGGGGCGGATAGGTCGTCCATCCTCGAGCCAATACGCCGAGAGAAATTTCGGTCTCCCCCGGAAGACATACTGCCAGCGATGAGAACGCCCAGCTTCCTGATCTATTACCATTTCCCCTTCAATGGGCACCCAGACGGCATTTCCAATGATCTTCGAAGTCCCTTTGGTCAAATCAGTCCCCCTCGGAAAGACGGCCTGCTCACGAGTAACAAAGAAGGGGGGCCTATGGATGAGAAAATCCTCAGCCTCGATTCCCGCCCTGAACCATGAATTGAGCCTATCCTTAAGAGCCAGTAACCTCCGGTTCTCCACATCTCTCATGAACAATGTAAGATTGTCATCCCCAGCACATTTCGGGAAAACTTCCGTCATATTGAAGCCCAAAGAAAGTAGAGCGGCATTGAGATACAAGATGTTGAGAGCCGTATCCACCCAACCCGTCCATAGAGAACCACTCGGTACCATGCCCTCCACCTTAAAGACACCACCACAATCAGTCACGAAGAACCGCTCGATGAGACACCTTTGCATCATAGTTTTATAAGCCAGGAGAAAGAGCCGCTCCCTATCATTTTCAGGCTTGAAGCAAGAAATAATAACATCAATCATAAAGGCAAGATCTTCAGTGGGACGCTCACGATCAAACTTCTTCCAATCCAACTCCACAATGACCTGGGCCTTCTTGACTTCCTCCCACATCTTAGCCCAATCAGAAGACGCTCTTACGATTGTGTTCCGAAATCCAGATGCGGGGTCGAACCTAAGATCGGCAGTCAATTTGGATAGTACATTATAAAGAGGAGAAGAAAACATCTGTTCGATAGCATCTAACATCATGACACACCTTCCGATAGCTTTATTCTTGCTGAAGCGGATGAAGGCCTCTTCCTGGCTTACCAATTTAGTCCTGAAACCAACCCTTGATGCAACGAACGGCAAGAAACTCACATCACCACCATTATCAACAAATGAAGAATAACACTCCCAAGCAAAATCTTCAAGCAGGCCACGCATCCCATACTTGCTCTTAATCCCATAAGCACGGAAGAACGGACCAGCAGTAGCATCATTGTTGAAATTACTCACTTTTAAGGCCTGGCGGTTGCATGGAACTTTTAAGTCAGAAGGTAACCGGAGGATGTCGCGGGCTTTCCATAACGTAAAATAGTCAGGTAAGAACTTCCCAGGCTCATCAGTCCTCGCATCAGCGAGAAGCAAAATTGCATCTGAAAAGCACCCACCACCACGATATTGATTAGATACGGTACGCCAGTCGATCATCTCTCCGCCGCCAATTACCTTTCTGACTGCCCCCTCGAACCTACTCCTGGCCGTCGGAATCCCGACGGTTGGGCTTCTTTCTATGCTTCTTAGAACCAGAATGCGAGCGTTGATGTCGAGAAGGGAAGTTACGGAGGCGCTTACTTCTGCGTTTCTTGCGAGCGGGGGTTTGTTCTTGATCCCCCTCTGCATCGGGTTGTTCAGAAGGTCCGCCCCTAGCATGCTCCGCAGCAGTATGTTCCCGTTCCTCCTCTTCCGACTCACCACCTTCCCCACCGGAATCGTGTTGGCCCATTTCAGCCTCAGGGGCAGAGGAAGACGCCATAGATGTGTCTCCACTTGCGAGAGCCAGGAATCGTTCGAACTCTGTGACGCGACGAAACTCTTGATTAGTCCGAAGATCCTGGATCTTGCTTGCAGCCCAAGTTTGGAGTAACCTCTGATTGCTGGGTATCTTACAGAAATCTTGCCGGTGTTTATTGATTACTTCATTTGATAAGGCAGTTGTAGCTTGCTCTTGCAGAATAGCATTCCATGGAGGGAGTGCGCGACCAGCATCTCGAGCACGTGCACAGTAAAGCTCCCAGCATTCATTATCCAGCGCAGCTTTAGAAGGCGGGGCATAGTCATTGGCAGGTGTAAACTGCCTAGCTGTGGCCGCTAAATCACGGCGTAGGTTGTGCTCTTCGATAGCAATCTGTTTACGCAGCTCATCAATCCGGACCTGTGAAGAATGCTGCACCCTCTTTTTGGCGTTGGTCAGATCCTGGACCTGCTGATCGAGCAAATGGGCAAAGGCCACAATGTCCGGCGTCGAATCACCGACAGCCTTCTTATTGATCTTCAGCAGGTGCTGCTGATCAGCAAGGACTCTGGCGCCAGCCCCCCTCTTAAGCCAACGTGCGAAAGACAGAACCATCTGGGGAGTCACATCCTCGGGCAACGAGAGAACGTTGTTTTTGACACCCTGAAGCATCACGTTCTTCAGCAACTCCCTGTCAGAGATGTTTCCAAGTATACGAATCTCCTTCACATAAGCTGGCACAGACATTCGCATAGCATGGATACTATCACGGGTGAATCTTTCGACGCGGACACCAATCGAAGCCAGGTGCTGGACAGCGTCTTGAAGACTCACAGATTCTGCCACAGGGTCAGAAAGAAGAGTGATATCCAGATACTGGGTGGGGTCGGGTCCACTGGAGGAAGCCATGATATCAGTAGCAAGTAGACAACAGCAAAGCAAGGACAGGAGAAAGACGCAGTACAGAGGTACAGCGTAGGTTTCTATCAAGTAAATGAGAAACAAGTTCTGTCCTTTTAAAGTAGTCAAACTTTGTAGATATAGTTTAATTTTACCC